GAAAGAATATTGGCAAATTGGTTAGCTGGGTTGTCAACAAGTGATAGCTCTGTTAGGTCATAGTCCTTGATGATACGAACTGCAGAATCCATCTTCTCGTCATAAGCGTCGTCCCACTTGTTCATTCTACCGCCGATAGAAAAACCAGAAAGGGTGCCATCAAGGACTTTCTCCCAAGTGTCCTGAGCACCCTTTGAAACATATGCAGAAACATAAATGCCGTTATACATTTTCTTTGTCTCTGGATCAAAAAACTTTTCTTCTTTAAATGAAACCATCTTGCCAACTGAAATTGGCTGATGCATTTCACGAATATTTCCACGGAATCTCTTGAATGCGTTAAGGCTTGCTTCTGGGGTTACGATGTCTGCCTGCTTGTCTAGGTTATCAAGTGTGGCAAAGCCAGAAACGATACGCTTTTCCTGATCAACTTTTGAGAGTGGCATTGAGAGACGGATATCATTTCCGTCTGTTGTCCACTGTGCCTTAGAAATAGTCATTGTAGTATAATTATAGAGCCCTTTTTTGCAATATTACGTTTTTATAACATTTTGTACTATTATATCACATTTTATTATTGGCTGGCTCTTCCTTCACCTTTTGGATTTCTTCCAGCAACTGTGGCTGTACTATCAGATGCGTTATTTGCTCTTTCGGCATCTCGTGCATCGTTGCCAGTGCTGTTAGGAGATTCTTTTGGCTTTAGCTCTAGTGGCTTATTTCCATCTCCATCAGGTCTTGGGCCCATACCCAAAATGTCACGTGCCTCATCTGGAACAATAATCATGTTCTTGACATATCTTTCAAGGATTTGTGACTGAGCAATCTCATCGGTGAGGGTTAGCTCATTGAACTTGAATTCAAGAATATCTGTTTTTTCCTTGATCATTTTGTTGATCATCTTTTGAATTGCATCTTGTCTAGGACGAGCCACCTGCTCCTTGAATGTGCGATCTTGTGCAAGGGCAGCAGCAATTGCAGCGGAGTCTCCTCCACCAATCTTAGAAAGTGGAACTTGGTGTGCCACAAGAATATCGTCACGGTTGCGAATTCTGTATTCATTGAAAGATGCTTCCTGAGTTCCAGTCTCAACTGGCTCCATCTTAAACTCTACCTTGTTTGTATCTGAGTCACCAGGAAGAGGAATGTAAAGTGTTCTGTGGTGGCTACCCTTTAGATTTGTTTGCAAGAATCTAAACATCTTGTCTTCTGCATCTTCAGATAGCCTTGCACCCTTTAGAGTTACAACATATCTTGGAACACCCTTGTTTCCAAAATAATCGATGTTATATTGTGAAGCAAGCTGATCTCCATGTAGAGAGCCAATCGCAGAAATAATATCTGGAACACCGTAAAAAGTATTTAGTGGTGAGTATGACTTAAAGTGAATAATTTCGTTTGGACGTGGATCAGCAGTAATTGGATTAGGGTTGTTTGCACCAAAGTTACGGAAGTAAACAACTCTCTGTCCAATAATCTGTACATAGCCATCACGCATTCTACGGACACGCATAGTTGTAGATGGAATGTGGCCAACGTAGCCAATCTCACCAGTTACAGTTCTACCAATCTCAAGATACCCATTTCCAGTAGCTTCGAAGTCTGTCATTACCTTCATCATAATGTTAGTAAATGATTCATCTGAGTTTAGGCCTTCCAGCCAATCACGAAGCTCTACCTTCATTCTTTCAATACGCTTTTTTGCTTTTTCTAGAGCACTCTCATTTGACTGTGCATCTAGTGTCATCATTGTTCTCTTTGATACCTCAAAATCGTACCCAAGGCCAACAATATTTTCTACCTTTGCATCAATCGCAGCATGGTTTGCAAAAGATGTGTCATAGTAGTTTGCCAACTCGTACAAGTTCCATGGTGGTGTGATTACGTCAAAGATTCCATAACCATTCCTAAACACTGATCCAGGATTAATCTCCTTTGACCGTGCACCATCTTTACCAGCTTTAATAGCCAAAGCTGAATCTTGATATCCCAAAGATGTAACATCAACACCAGTATTGACGACTCTGCTTTCTAGAAGTGGATCTGCTGCCTTAGACAGTCTGTCTGAACGACGCTTAAAATTCTTTTCCAAGCCATTAAATAGCTTTAGGTCTTCCCAAGACTTTGAAAATGGGTCTTGTGCCTTAAATGCATCCACCTCTGGTGACTCATCTGGTAGCGAAGCATTAATGTAAAGAATTTCGTCTGACATTATTCGTCTCCATAAAGTTCTAGAGTTTTCTTTGCAGCAATAACTGCACCAAGGTCATTCATAGATGGGATTAGGCCATTGTTCATTCTGTCTACTTGCTCAGAGTATTCTTCGTCTGAGATCTTTCTCATGTTTGGGTAGAATACGGCACGTCCTTCTGGCTGCCCCCAATACTTTGCTGCATCAGCTAATTCTTTAATTTTTGCCTTGTCATCTTTAAGGCCTTCAATAGAAAGGGCATTTCCTTGACCATCTGTAAATGCTTTGCCATTTGGCTTTGTCCATACATAGGTACCAAATAGAGAGAAGTTTTCTTCAATTACCTGAACCTTAGTTTCTCCAACCTGACCAGGAAAACGTGGTTTTTGCTTTTTCATAACCACTATTATACCATACTAAACAGCATTAACTGTAAAAACTTGCGACGATGAGTCTGAAATAGTCCTGTATCTTGTTCTAAGTAGTCTTAAAATAGATTTATCGTCTACAATCAATCTTGTAGTGCCAACATATGCATTGTATATGTCTGCTGGGTCAACACCATAGAAGTTACGTGAGGAAAGTACTAGAACCTCAAACCACTTAAAGACACCTTCCCAGGCTCTCCAGTCAAACTTGATGCGTCCATACTCTCTCACAAGGAACCATGGCCTAACAGATACAGACTGGACCTGCTGAAGTCTTACAGAGTTATAGTGTGATATGTTATTCACCAAGAGTGGGCCAGTGATCCTAATAGACCCACCATTGATTGCAAAATCAAGGTAATTTGACAAACCAATTCCGATCGATGCCCACTGCTTAATTGTCAAAATTGGTTCTTTTACGATTTTTCCATTAACATAATATCCAATTCCATTCTCAAGCTGGCCAGTTTTATCATTAATGGCGTAAAGCTTAGCTCTAAGACCATCTGGGTGGGTTGCTTCTATATAGAACTTTAGGTGTGACGTGTTAGATATAATCTCAAATACTTCTGTAGGGCTATATGGGAAAAAGTCTCCATCAAACATTGTAAACATTTGCATAGCAATCATTTTGTGATTGTTTGTTTTTTCTTTATTAACTGGAATCTCAATTCCACGGACATTCTTGCCGTTAAAGAGCCCACGCAATTTTATTCCGCTAGTCTTTGTTAAGTATAGATATGGGGTGCTACCCTTATATATGCTAAATGGATTTTTTGACTTGTAGTCATAATAAAAACCATTTTCTGTAAATGGATAAACATCTGTGCCGTACCTAGTTCCAATCGGAGTCTGCTCTTCATCATTTAAGCAGATTGATGATAGTTCTAAGCTGCCTATTGCAAGTGGCTTTTCGGATACCTTGTCAGCAGATATCTTTAGTTCTACAAACATAGAGATTTTTGTAAAGTCTACATCACTAGGTGGATAGATAATCATGTTATCAACAACTTCGTACTTTGTGTTAACCCATTCGCTACCAGGAGTTATAATGCCATCTGTGGGAGCTGATACTGTATTAGTGTAGTATGAGCTATCTCTTGTTCCGTCTGAAATGTCCTTGAAATAGATGTAGCTTCTTACTATAGATTTTGATGTATCAAACTTGTAGGTTTGTCTAGTATTATATCTTAGGTCGTTATAGTCATTGTAGCCAGTATATAGATGATTATCCAAATCGCTATACTCTTTTTGTGATGGATTTGCAAACTTTAGCTCTAGGTCTTGATATGTCCAAGACTGGTCTTGCTCAGTAACTGCTACCGACTTTCCTGGGGACGGATATCCTATGTTAAACTGGATAAAGTCTAGATCGTAGTATCCAGATCCATTTGCCCTCTTAACATATTTTCCAAAATATGAAAGTGGTATTGCTGATGTCCAAGATCCATTAATTTTAGAATCTAAATACATAGACTTACTGTTTTCATAAACTTTAATGGTGTAGCTTGCGTTATTGTTATCTACAAGTCCCTGGCCAGCATACTCAGCTACACTTCCTCCATCAAGAACGTACTCCCAAAATGTTGTACTATACAGTCCTGCATCAGCATCTTGTAGAAACTCCTCAACAAGATCTGCGTCCCAAACAATACCAGTTGGAGCAAAGTAGTCAGAAATCATATTTGTTGCAAACTGATTATTGAATGCAACTGAGTAAATGTTTCCAGAGAAAGAATCTGAGCTGCCAGTACCACCAATATAGAGTGATAGTGATTCTGCCTTGCTAAAAAATGCAGATATTCCATTACCAAAGTAACTTACAAATCTTGGTATGTGTAATCCTACAGAAAATTTTTCTCCTGGATAGTATTGCTGTGTTTCTGCAATTACTTTTGTCTCTCCAAGGAACTTTAGGGTGTAGTCTATTCCAGTTTCTTTAAGAACAATTGAAAAATAATCGCCAGTTGATTTGTCTCTAATCTCAATTAGGGTCTCGTCTTTTTGTACTGGGGCTTTTGATTTAAAGGTTGCATAAAAAGACTCAAGCCCCTCTTTTAAAACATTAAGGTTATCAAAATAACCATATGTATTTTCTGGAAATACCAAGAACTTATCATCTTCATTCTGCAAAGATTTATTGTTTATAAGTAACTGGCTTTCGCTTAGCCCTGGAGAAACAATAGACATCTTTTTTAAGGATGGTAACTTTAGATAGTCTGTATCGGTAGCAAGATTATTTGTTAGTCCGCTAGACCATGGACCAATTTTTGGGAAAGAGTAGTTTGATGAATACTTTGCAAACTGATAGTCAAAGAAAATGTTTTTTCCGCCATATGCAACATTAAGTGCTTCTGGATTTTCTACGCCCTGACCAAAGACCCATCTTCTTTTAGCAATTACATTAGAGATCGCATAAGTATAGATGGAGACTGGACCAAGTTCAAACATGTCAATAGAGTCATCAGAGTATATCCCAATCCAGTCCTGTTCAAAACCGTCTACAGAAAATGCTGGCAGATCTATCTGAGACCTATCTACAATAATTTCACCGACCTGCTCACCATTTAGAAGCATTATTATTCTATCTGAAGATATTGCTATGTGGATAAGCATTGGTCTGTACCATTCTGATACATAATGAGAGCACGATAGATCGCCAATCTTTAGTTTCAAGAATGGACCATTAACATATAGACCATCTGAAGATGAGATTGGGCCAATAATTCTTGTATCTTCATAAGATGATGGATTAATTCTTAGCCATGTTTCAAGAGTATAGTTTTTGTTTTTGCCAATTTCATTCAAGAATCCTAGTCCAGGAATTAGAACTGATGGCTTTGTGCCATTTGCATAAACAGTTAAAGATGAGTCTGAACCAAAAACCAATGGCATACCAGCATTTCTTGCTTTTAGCTGATTGTTATCAACAAGGGCGTATCCATCTTTTGTAGACTCTGCCGATGCCAAAAGCTTTACTGCAGATGTGCCAGATGCAATACCAGCAATTTTTTCAACTATTTGCTCTGGAACAACTCCCTGAGAAGTTGAATGAAACTCTTCTGACCACTGCCCCAAGGAAAGTCCATTTATCAAGAAGAATATTGGGTCTGTAGTTTTATTTGACAGAAACTCAATCTCTATAAATAGCCTATATTCTGATGTTAGGTCATATGGTCTATCGAAGGTCTCAGATAGGAATAACCACTTTCCAGCAACACTAAGTGGGAATCTCTTGAATACCCTAAAATCTCCGTATGTTGGATCTACGTATGTTAGCCCAATGCTTGCTGACAATATGTTGTCTGTTGATGAATAAAGAAATGTAGAAAGTGTAAAAGTAGAAAGATACTCATTTAGCTGCGTAAAGTCTCCAATGACATCGCTAACCAATTTAACAATTGCAACATTTGTCTGACCAACATTTGCTGTATTTACCTTAAAAACTTGTGCTGATGGGATTGGGGTTGTTAAAGTTGACGTAGCAGAAACTGTTCCATTGATAACAGACCAAGAAGACATGTCTTTTTGAGAGTCAGACATAATGGATAGGTAGTCGCACTTATCTTGGAGTGGCCAAAGCCCCAGAGGATGTTCCTTTAGAATTTTAGATGTATAGAGCCCAAGAGATGTTGTCATTGTACATCTATTTTATCATACTATACGTGTAAACCAGCGTGGAGTTGTGTAACGAATTCCATCAGATATTGCTCTTACCCCATGCACATAATCTGGATTGTCTGGAAAAGTTAGCAGGTCTCCTGGCTCTGGTTTATGCGAAATACCATATTCTGGGAAGTATATGTCTCCACCAGAGTAATTATTATTAATATAAATTAATGTAGCAATATCATTTGGCTTGCTTGCATCAAAATGCTCATGCATTCCCCACCCTGGCTCAAACCTAGCAATATGGGACATGTTTGGGTCATATGACTTAAAATCTCCACCATACGTATCCAGAACAAACTCATAGACCTTTAGTCCCCACTCAGTTACAAGATTCTTAACATGCATTGTCTCTTCATCAGATCTCTTGAATACATTTACAGTGAATTCTTTTTCGTGATTTCCAAACTCATCGAACTCTAAGTCATACTTCTTTGCATACTCAAAGATGGTATCTACTACATCCTTTGGCATAAACCCTTTGATGTATTTAATGTCATCAGTCTTATTCATCTAAACATCCCCTCTTTGTCTGTATGCTTTGGCATGTTAGATACACCACATGACTCACAGTCAAGCCTCACAATACCAGTTACTGGACATTTATTGCCAACAATAACTTTGTGTCCTAGTATAAAACACTTTATTCTAACAAGCCAGTTTTTCATTAGTTTAGCCTTGTCCAGGTCTCTGCATCTTCATCACCAATATAAGCTCTTGGTGCTACATCGTATGCCAGTGTAATTCTTTGATCGCTAACTCTCCAGTTACCCATTCCATGTGGGTGTCCGACTTCAGAAAGAATCATCCTATTGTTTTTATTGACATTCACTTTTATATTTTCTGGATTTTTAAATATTTTATAGACTGTTACAGATGGCTCTGCATTTACACAGTAGTAACCGTGGAATACTGGAGCCCCAACACCATTCATGTGCTCATGCCACTTATCTTCATTGTCAATAGGTGATACATCCCACATGCCGTCTTGATCATTTCTATTGTACCATCCGTGCAGGTACCATTCTTCTGAGTCATAGTCTATGCCATAGTAGTCGCATGCCTCTAGCAAAGCATTGTTGATTGCATTCTTAAGAACATTCAGGTCTGGATTGTTCATCTCAAAAATATTATAGTGAGAGAGCAAAGCTGTCCCAGCACCAGAAGTTCTGTTACGATAGACATCTAGCATCTCTTTGCTAGCACCTATCTCAAGCTTACCAGATCTAATACTATCGTCAAGATCAATTGTCCAAGCCTTTAGTTTTTCAAGGTCTATGGACAGATCTCTGACAAAAAATTTGTGATCTTTTACTACACTAGCGGTATCCAATGTTGCTCCAATCCAGCTTCTCCGTTTGAAATATCATGAATACTTCTAGTATCGTATGCAATGGTTATTCTACGCTTTTCTTTGTTACCCCACCATCCACGTGTGTGTGGGTGTCCAGTTTCTGACAAAACAGCTCTGAAGTTTTTATTAACATTTTCAAATGGAGTTACCTTATCAATTCTGTAATGAGTTACAGATGGCTCTGCAAATACTGAAAAGTATCCGTGTAGGTCAGGCATCCCAAGGCCACCACAATGTTCATGAAGGTTTGGCTCAATCATAGTCTGGGCATAAAAATCTTCATCTCCATAGTCAGCTGGCTCTATGTTTATCCATCCCTGAATGTAATATGCCTCTGACTCAAAGTCTTTGCCATAATACTGACATGCTTCTTTTGTCATATCTCTTACAGAGCCAAGAAGCTTTCTGATGACTGGATGATGTAATTGAAATACATTATACTTGCTAAGAGTTCTAGTCATCATACCACCCTTTTCGTGGTATGATTTTGCCTCATCTGCCTCTATGCCTGGGAACTTTCCATCTAGCATGTCCTTTTCACGAGCAACACAAAAATCATAAAGACTGTCCAACTCTTCTTGTGTCACATCGACATATCTTTCAAAAAACTTCTGTGGTGGCTTTGTCATAGCGATCATCTCAATGGGATCCAGTGCTGCTCTTGAGAGTGTCCTCCACGCTTCAAGTACTCCAGTGGAGTTACGTCATATGCAACCGTGATTCTTGGTCCATCCCAGTCCCAGTCTCCCATTGCGTGTGGGTGACCCATCTCAGACAGGATGGCACGATTATTCTTATTGATATTCTCAACCTCATTATCAAAAACAATGTAGTGTGTTGAAGAAGGCTCTGCTGCAACTGAATAATACCCGTGGAAATCTGGTGCTCCAGGACCACCATGCTCATGCCAGTTAAGCTTTCCGTTACCAGAGTGGTTTATATTAAACCATCCCTGAATCATAAACTTTTGCTCATCAAAATCAAGCTCGTAGTGGTCACAGGCTTCTCTAACCATATCGCCAACGGCCTTGTATAGCTCATAGATTCCATCAATGTGGAATTGGAAGACATTATATTGTCTCCACTTCATTGTTGAAATACTGTTAGAATCTTTCCATGCCTCAAACGGGCTTACTGGGGTTACCCCTGGAATCTTAGCCTGTTCAATAAGCTCATATCTAGCCTGTAGCTCTTTTGCTAAAACATCTAGATCATTATCAAGATAGCGTTCAAAAAATTTGTGCCCCTGCGTTGTTTTGCTAATGCTTCGTAGGGGAGTTTGGTCCTTATACATCCTCATACTCCGTTCTATGTATGTATATATTATACACCATAGCAGGGGTATCTGTGGTTATCTAAAGCCGAATACTGAGAATGAAGGGGTGAATCCAAATACACCAAATGATGGTACGAATCCAAACACACCAAAGAAACCAAATACTGAGAATGGCACGAATCCGAATACTCCAAAGGTTGGCACGAACCCAAACACTCCAAAGAAGCTAAATACCCCAAAGAAGCTAAATACTGAGAATGGCACGAATGAGAATGTTGTTACGCTTCCAGATGCAGCAGATGCTGCAGATCTACCGTTAGCATTGTCTGCATAAACTGTATATGTTTGAGCTGTACCTTGCTCCTGAGTAATATTTACAGAAGTAGAAGAGGTATTGGCTGTCTTACCGTCATCAGACGTAACGTAGTAATTGCTAATTGCTTTACCACCATTTGCTGGTGCAGTCCAAGTAACTGTATCATAGTTTGCTCCAGATGGAGAAGATGCACTTACTCCAGTTGGTGCAGCTGGAACAGTTGTGATTGTAATTGCAGATGATGCATCAGAGGCACTAGATGTCCCATAGCTGTTTGTTGCAGTTACAGTAAATGTTGGAGTTGCACCTGTAGCAATACCAGCGACCACAATAGGTGAAGACGATCCAGTAGCTGTCTGACCAGTTGATGCTGTGACAGTATAAGAAGTAGCAGCTGGAGAATTAGCAGGCAATCCAAATGCTACAGAGGCAGCACCATTATCATATGCCCTATTTGTTCCGACATCAGTAGCAACAATATTAATTGGTGCTAGTGGCTGTAGAAAATCATTAGACTGCTGAGCATGTCTACCTGCTCTTTTACCTGCTGCCATATCTTATTCCTCGTTTTCTATTAAGCTGATAGGTCGCCATAAACTACCCATGTGTTTGCTGCTCTCTTCATAAGAGTTGCAGATGACCACTGGGTTCTAAGCTTTAGGCCTGGTGTTGCATTTACAGTAACTCCATTTGCACCAGCAATTGTAACCTGTCCAGTTGATGTCTGTAAAATATCTAGAGTAGTTCCTACTGGATAGTTTACGTCTGCGTCTGCAGGAATTGTTAGAGTAGTTGCTGAAGACGATCCAACTTCGATCAAAGAGTCACGCTCTGCTAGATCTGAAAGTGTATATGATGCTGTCTTTTGTAGAATTGTTGTTATTGACGGAACACCCTGCTTAGCCTGAGTACCGTCTGCAAATTCGACTGCACCAAGCTTAAGAGTATCATATGTTCCAGTAGAAAAGTCTACGTGGCTGTCTGTTGGCTCATCGGCACCAGAGATAAGCTTCCACTTTCCATCTGTTGCATCACGGACAATACCTGTGTGGAAGTGTCCTGCCTGTGCATCACCGTATGCACCAAAGATACCGATATCCAATGTATCTGTATTGAACTGCTCTGCAGCAAGATAAATCAAAGAGTCTGTAACTTCTAGATTAGTTGCAGCAACTGTTGTTGTTGTACCCTGAACTACAAGGTCTCCAGTTACTGTAATGTTCTCAACTGTTGCATTTCCAGTAATTGTTGGTGCAACCTTAGTAGCGTAAAGTCCTGCTGCTGAAGTTTCTGCTGCTGCAAGTGCATTGTCTGCCTTTGCTTGGGCACCAGTTTGTGTCTCTAGCTCTGCTGTATCAGCAATTCCATGTACACCTGTTGTGTCAGTGTTATGTGCAGATACTGCATCTGCTACGTCAGTAGCTGTTGCTAGAACTGATGTGTCAGCAATTCCATGTACGTTTGTTGTATCTGAATTGTGGTCAGAGATGGCTGTAGATACGCCAGTTGTAGTGGCAATTGTAGCATCTACAGAGATAACTAGAGAATTAGCTGTGTCATCATATGTTGCTACGACTCCTGCATCACCAGAAATCATCGATGCTACTGCATCTTGTGCCTTCTCAATTGTAAAGTATTCATTATTTACAGTTTCAGGGACTGCGTCTGTTGTTAGTGCAAGGATTGTTGCATCAACGCCATCGATTCTTGTGTCGATACCGTCAATTCTTGTATCAACACCATCGATTCTTGTGCTAATAGTATCATTTGCAGTTGTGATTGCCGTATTTCTAGCAATAACCTCAGCATCAATCGCTGTCTCAATTGCAGTATTTACAATACCATTTGCATCAGTAATAGCCGAAGCAATCTCATTAAGGGTGTCAAGAGTATTAGGAGCATTTTGAATTAGGTTAGCCAACTGAGTAACTGGAACCTGTGCTGAGCTGTCAAGTGTGGCAACACCATTTGCAGCTCCCTTCTCT